TTATTTATCCCCTGCAGGAAACCTCTTATACAAAGTTGACACACCAACATCATAGATAATCGCCACCTTCTGGCGAGGAACTCCTGATGCAATTAATCGTCCGGCCTGTTCCCATTGTTCTGGTGTAAGTTTGGGACGACGTCCACCAATTCGTCCCTGTGCGCGAGCAGCTTCCAGTCCAGCTTTTGTTCTTTCAACAATCAGTTCACGCTCCATTTCAGCCAGGGCACCCATCACATGAAAGAAAAAGCGCCCCATTGGGGTACTGGTATCAATTGAATCCGTCAGACTACGAAAGTTGATGCCTCGTTCGCGCAACTCCTCCACCAGCACGACAAGATGCCGCATACTGCGCCCCAGCCGGTCCAGTTTCCAGACCACCAGCGTGTCACCTGCCGATAATGTCCTGAGCAGTTTTTTCAGTCCCGGCCTTTCGGACTTTGTACCGCTTATCTTGTCTTCAAAAATCAGCTCGCATCCTGCACAGTTCAGCGCATTACGTTGTAGATCTGTGTTCTGGTCATTTGTTGATACGCGTACATAGCCAATAAGCATGGTAGATCCCCCTGACAAAAGCAGGAATGATGCCATTTGCTCGTTATTTCTGCATTTTCATAAACGTTGGTTTGGGAGAAGGCTCTGCATTACCTGTTGGTGTGCCTGTTCCATGGCCTTCAGCCACACCGCCAACAGGCTGGCTGAAATGCAACGGTGCGGCATTTTCTGCTGAAGAATACCCGGAACTGGCAAAGGTTTATCCAACAAATAAATTACCTGATTTACGCGGTGAGTTTATTCGTGGCTGGGATGACGGGCGCGGTATTGATGCAGGACGTGTTTTATTGAGTATTCAGGCCGGAATGCTGGAAAAGCACCGTCATCCTGTTGTCGCCAACGATGGGTATGACTCAAAAGAGGAATGGGAACTGGCGACAATCTTCAGAAGAGCATATACGCAAGGCAGGGGGCTTGATGCTGCCGCTGCCGGAGGGAGTCTGATCCCATCACCGACACTTCATTCACGAGGGAGTATCGGTAACACTGGCGGGAGTGAAACCCGTCCACGAAATATTGCATTTAACTATATCGTGAGGGCTGCATAATGGATAACGCCGTATTAAATAGCGAGCTTATTACCACGAAGGCGGGGAGTATTACCGTCTATAACTATGATGGTGAGACGCGGGAATATATTTCTGCATCAACTGAATATCTTGCAGTGGGTGTCGGTATTCCAGCATATTCCTGTTTAGACGCTCCTGGTACATCTAAGGCTGGTTATACAATTTGCCGTTCTGTGGATTTAAAATCATGGGAATATGTGTCAGACCATCGCGGTGAAATCGTCTATAACACCGAAACGGGAGATGCCAAAGAAATCACAGCACTAGGCGACTATCCCGAAAATACAACCACTATCGCCCCGTTAACGCCATACGATAAATGGGATGGTGAAAAATAGGTGACAGATACTGAGGCACAACACGGTGCCGCAGTAGAAGCGGCAGAAGCACAGCGCCAGTCACTGATTGATGCAGCAATGGCTTCCATCAGTCTGATTCAACTGAAATTGCAGGCCGGACGTAAACTGACGCAGGCAGAAACAACCCGGCTTAACGCTGTGCTGGATTACATTGACGCGGTGACGGCAACAGATACCAGCACCGCGCCGGATGTCATCTGGCCTGAACTGCCGGAGGCGTAGGCCATTCAATATCTGGCGCACTGGAGGTATCAACCAGCTCCAGTGCATCCAGATAATCCAGCCACAAATTATATTGCGCCAGTTCCTCACCTTTCAGACGACCAATAGCGGCTTTACCGGGCCATTGCTTACTGTTCATGTATTCGTTGGCCTGGTTAATTAGTAGCTGTCTTTCTGATTCAGTAATTTCAATAAGCTCTTCATGCGTGGGTGGAGGAATATCTGCCCACGCAGGCAGCCGATCATCTCCGGCAATACGGATTTTTCCTTGTGGCGGTTCAGCCATAAACTCACTGATAATATTTTGATTTACTTCCTTAGCGTCTGATAAATCCCATCCCTCTGATTTATATTTATCAATCATATCCACAGGGAAAAAAGCATTATGCCTTGCGCTATAAACATATTCGTTCATATAAATCACCCTGAATAAAATTACTCACCAACAGCCCACCAACTGTAATTCATCGATACTGTTGAGCTGGTTGATGCAGTTCTGTAAGCGGAATTAAAACCGGTTAGTGTTGGACCTTCTGCAGTCATCACGAATCCCCGTCCAGCGCCTAAAGGCGCACCACCATCACCAGAATGGGTAAGCATGGCGCAGTCCACTTTTTTAGGAAAAGGGATGCTGAATGTAATTCTCATTGTTTGCGTCGATAATGTCGGCGTAATCGCACCACGACCATATTGCAGGATTTTCCCGTTGGGTAATTTCATCCATCCATCACCACTGGCAAAAGAGGTCATGTCCGGTATCTGATTTTCCCCTGTTCCTACATTCCGTTTTGCCGCTTCTCCCAAACCAAGATTTTTGGTCAGAATACCATAGGCTTCAATTTATCGACAAAGTCAGCTTTACGCTGATTACTCCGAATATTTTCGGAAGCAGTAAGCAAGCGTTAACCAATGATTTACGGAAGCTTGAAAAAGATACCAATGCAAATACTGTGACCACTATTTTTGAAAACAAAGATGGCAATTTGAAACTCAAAGGTTCTCATTGGGCTGAGACTCTTGTTGACTGGGTCAAAGATGGTGGCGGGTCATGGTTGATTAAAGGACGTAAGACACTCAAGTCAAAATCTACTACGGTATCCAGTAATCAGACAGCCAAAATCGTGCTGATCGAAGGTGAGATATCAGAAATTGAACTTGATGGCTACTCAGCAAATGATATTAAAGAGATCATAGCATTACATCAAAACAGGTATACGTTCAAAAATGCAAAATCTAACTGTCTGGATTAGAGCTATAGCTACCTTCTTTTTGTGCTTAGCATTAGCATCGACTGATAAAACCATTTATACCTTACTTGAGCAGGCTTCTGCTGGAGTAATAGGTTCAATACTTGGAGGTATTACCGCAGGTATCTCCGTTATCTTCGGAATTTTGGCTGTCATTAATAAGGGCGAGAAAAGCACAGACTTTACGGACTATTTAGATAGTTTAGAATTAGATTTGAAATTACTGGTCATGTGTCTGGCAGTAACAATCTTCCTTCCCTATTTACGTAATTATGACATACCACTAGTAAATTATCCTCAGCACGAATTTATCCCTTCTAAAGGCAAGCTATTTACTGCTTTAGAACTTTTTGCTATCGTGCTATCTCTTAACCTCATTGCAGAAGTGATTAGCTGCATGATTTTAGTGGTTAAAAAAAGTTTCAAAATTGAATCAAAGTGA